CGGGCATAAGTGTATTACCGAAGCTATGGATGTACGCCTTGCGTACGTGGTAGGGGAGCATTCTAAACTGGGTCGAAGGTGTGATGTGAGTCATGCTGGACTGTTTAGAAAAGAAAATGTACCTCGCACACATAACGCCTTCTGTCAATCGTTTCTCCACCTCTTCTAAATCTCATTCTGAGTAGCTTACCATGGGACCCAATGTGTTTAGATGGGCAACGGGAATCCTTCGCAAGAAGGAACAGCCGGTCACCACACTAGGTGATCGTGTACGGGATCTGTTTGGGGTTGACGGGATTAGCCCGACACAGGTACCCAACGCGTACGAGAATGCGTTAACGTCTATCGGTAACTTTATATGTCCTGTGAAGGAGATTGAAGTTAAACGGGACGTCAACCGTGCTATCATCGGGGCAGCAGGTGGCTTGCTGAGGTTTGCTGGCGGTGCGGCTGTTAAGGCAGCTGTCACTGTCGGATGCAATCTCCCGGTGGTAGCCGTAGCATCGCTAGGCGTTGCGGTTGTTACCTGCGCCGTTAGACACCATCACCATCACAAGTATCAGGTTACTAGGGAGGAGGACATAGTATTTAGTGGGGTAGTAGAGGAAACCAATGGGTACGATAGGGCCTTAGTGGTATCGGTGGAGGACAATGGGGTGGTAGAACGCCCCTTTGACCTCGACGACGAGCCAGGGGAGTTGGTAGATATGGTTACCACGGACACCTACACTGCACAAGTGGGTGAAGCCCAGGTGGTGCGTAAGCGTAAAACTAAGAAACGGCGTGAGGTATCTTCGGTCTGGTCGCTTTGTCGCCAGGTTGTTGTTGCACACGTGGGAATCCTTAGTGACACGCCTGCAAATCGGCTGGTCGTACAACGGATCATTTTGGACCACCTTCGGGAAACGAAGGTCAGGCCCTTTGACGTGGTGCGAATCCTTCCTGTTGCGGTTGAATTGTGTTTCGTACCCCTAGATAGTGAGATTATGAGTAGGAAAGTTAAGGTTAGTTTAGCAGCCTATCGTAAGGCAATGGAATTAGCTAATGTAGGACCTAACCAGACGTTGGCGCAAAAGTTGTTAGGACTCCCCAGGGGGTGGATGGACAGGCTCATGGGCCTGAAAGTTCCCTCACACCTGGGGGTCCCTAACTTCTAGAGCTGCCTACGTGTTATTGAAGGCTTCACATCCCCCACGCCGATTCGATGTGAAGTGCCTGAGATTTCAGTGACCGAGGTAGTGACACCAGAGAAGACTCGACACATGTACAGGTATGCAGGAACTGGTGTGGCACGTAGGTTTGGCGTGCACAACAATTCGTTGCATAATGTGCACCGAGGGCTAGTGGAGAGGGTATTCCGGGTGGATAGGGCTGGCACCCTAGTCCCACCACCTTATCCACGTAGTCCTGGATGGATTAAGGACAGGCTGTCCAAGTTTGCAAGCCTCCTCAAACCCACCCCCCTCCGGCCTTTGACTGATGAAGAATTTCTTAATCGGTATCAAGGTCGCAAGAGGTTGGTTTATGAGGCGGCCGCTGCAAGCTTGCAAGTTTCGCGACTGACCGAGCGAGACAGCTACCTTAGTACATTCGTGAAAGCGGAGAAGCTCGATTTATCCGCCAAGCCGGACCCCGCCCCTAGGGTTATACAACCGCGAGCCCCTAGGTTTAATGTAGCGTTAGGTAAATTTATATCCCACCAGGAGAAGCGACTATTTAAATGGATAGATAAGATATTCGGTAGGCCCACTGTGATGAAAGGTAGGAATTGCCTGGAAACGGGAGCCATATTCAAAGCCCAATGGGATTTGTTTAATGACCCGGTCGCAGTGGGCATGGATGCTAGTAGGTTCGACCAGCACGTTAGTGATTTAGCCCTTAAATGGGAACATAGTCAGTGGCTGAAGTTCATTCCTAAGGCCCACAGGAAGGCACTTAAGAGGCTACTGGCTATGCAGATAACTAATAGGGGGGTTGCTAGAACACAGGGTGGTAGCATTAGGTATACGTGTGTAGGTAGACGCATGTCAGGTGATATGAACACTAGTAGTGGGAATATCATGCTGATGTGTGCGATGATTTATGCGTTCCTCGTGGAACAGGGGCTGACCACCAAGTCTTTTTGGGTGGCCAACAATGGGGATGACAGCGTGGTTGTTGTAGAGCGTAAAAACCTGCACATCATGGATGCTTTGCCCGGTTGGTTTCTCGATATGGGCTTCACTATGAAGGTGGAGGAACCGGTACACTTCTTGGAGGCCATCGAATTCTGTCAGACGCACCCATGTTTCACCGATAGAGGGTGGACCATGGTTAGGGATCCCGTTAGGGCCATGGCTAAAGACCTCACAGCTAATTGCGATATAACTCATGAGACCCATCGAGCAACGTGGTTGCACGCTGTGAGAGAGGGTGGGTTGGCATTGACTGATGGGGTACCAGTCTGGCCTAGGTTTTACGAATGTTTTGTAGGTAGGGCTTCTAGTAAAAGGAACAATGTAAATGACCACATGGATAACACTGGGTTCATGAGATTGAGTGCGGGATTGTCCTACAAGAACGTACCCATATCTGATGAGGCCCGGTGCTCCTTTTATTTTGCTTTTGGGATCACACCAGACGAACAGTTAGCTCTAGAGGCCGAGTTTGCTAGGCATAGATTTCACTTTAGCCACAAACCAGAGGGTAGATGGAATTATGCGGCGGAACAGCAGCTACCGGGGGGCCTCTAATGAATTATCCAAATCATTAGTCCAGGTAGCTCACACACACA